GCGGAGCGATGTAGCGCGTTTGAGGGGTGCTGTCAGCGCTCAAAATTGAACGCAGAGTCGCGCTGCCATTCGTTTTCATTGAATAGGCGAGGCTGTCCGCGACCGGATTCTTCCATTGCTGAACGGTCTTGACCATCTGGACAGGCTTAAACGGAATGTCCAGCGCATCCCCGACGACCGAAGATCTGAACCTGAGCACAGCACTGTGATTGTTCGGCAATGAGGCATTGGCCTCATATATCTCGACCTTTCGGTCTCTGATCATTCCTCCGGCCAAAAGGCCGCTCATTCCTGCGCCGACGATTATCATCTATTTCTCCTGTTTATTTCCGAAAATCATCGAAACAAAAGTAACAAAATTCATGACTCCTAAACCCATTAAAAAGCCAATCCAAAATGTTGCATCCTCTCCTTTTGTCCACATTTGCGCTTCTCCTAATAATCGCAAACGCGATCGTAAATTTCTTCTGCTTTTTGCTTGCTCAAATTTTCATTTTCGAGCATCATCTCCCCGACGACCCAACTTTTGCGCTGTGCACGATGCATCTCGCGCCGCTGTTCAGGCGTCATCGCTTTCGCATCTTCAACATATTGACGCAAGCGCTCAAGGAGCTCAGGATCCGTTTTGATTGGTTTCATTCTGAGCGTCATTTATCCCTCCTCACTTCTTCTTGCTCGGAGCCTTGATCTTTGTCGTGCGACCGGCAAACAGCCCGAGCTTTTCCAGCGGAACAGGATCGCCTGCCTTCATTCGCTCGCGAATGTGCGCCAACAGCGTCTGCGGATGAACGCCCATCTTTGAGCTGACGTCGTAGCCTTCATTCTCAAGGCGTCCTGCGAGGTCCAAGGCCATGTTGTGCTCGGACTTCTTGAAATTGATCGATAGCTCAGTCTTGATGAGACTTTCTGCTCCATTCAACTCAAGCCACTCAATGGCGTCGTCGCGCTCGACTTCATCCTTCGGCAAGCTGCCGGCCAAGAAGTCCTCGACCTTGAGGCTCCAGCCACTGTCGAGCGTAATGTTGGAAACGCCCGCCTCTGCCATCAGGTCAGGCAGGGCTTGCGTCTTGATGGCATTCAAACGGCGCTTGGCCTCGCTCAAACTTTCTTCCAATTCGGCGATAATCTGCTCGTTTGAAACAGCTTCTTCCGCCGCAGCGATCAACCGCTGCATGATGGGTGTGCCGTTGTCGGCTGGCTCTTGAAGATCGAAAGCATCTGACATTTTTATCTCCATCAAAAAATTCTTCGCATTCTGTTTGACGAAATTGTTCCGTAGCCGTAGCCGTTGCCGTTGCCGTTGCCGTAGCCGTTGCCGTAGCCGTAGCCGTAGCCGTCGCCGTTGCCGTAGCCGTAGCCGTCGCCGTAGCCGTCGCCGTCGCCGTCGCCGTAGCCGTTGCCGTAGCCGTAGCCGTAGCCGTAGCCGTCGCCGTAGCCGTAGCCGTAGCCGTCGCCGTAGCCGTAGCCGTTGCCGACAGGCTTAAAATTTTCGCTCATTTAATTCCCCAATCGTCAGAAACTTGAACTGCGAAAATTTCCGCTCCAGCAGGAACATCAACATCTGCAACCGGGCGAAGATCTGCCTTGGCCTTCTTAGGATCTTCTATCATTCCTGCGAAACCTAGACTCTGCCATTTGAAAACATGAAGTGCACGAGAGAGCTTTATTCTGCCATTTTCCCGCGTGACATCGCCAGCAAAAATCCATCCGCGATCGACGACGATCACTGCACGATTTCCATTGCTCTTGACAGGAGCATATTCAACGCCCTTGATTGTGATGGTATTCGACATTTCAATTCTCCTCTAAAAAAGATTCCGGCAGAGAGCCTTCGCTCTCTGCCTTAATTGATCACATTGCAGCAGTGTCGGAGTCAACTTCCGGCGCAGCGATGTCGCCCTTGACCTCACCCTTCTTCAGGCTTTCGCGGAACGCCAGCGCATCACGATAAAGCGCCTCCCACCCCTCGAGCTCGGAGAGCTTCTTGCCGCGTTCGATCTTCCAGCCCATCCAGTCGCCTTCGGCGTTGCTTTCGTCGGCGACCGAAATGTCATACACCCGGTAGAACAACGGAGGCGTATAGCTGGTGCCGTCGGAGCGGACGACCTTTTCCGAAGTCGCGAGCGTCAACCACTTCCGCGACTTCTTGAGTTGGGTGGCGGCCATCGGGAGGAAGCATCGCCTTCCACCCGCAGACAGGTTGAGGCCGAAAAATTGGGCAGTCTCCTGCACCAGATTTCCGTTCTTTGTGAAGGGCCGGTTCTTTTCGTCGCGGGTGCAAGCTTCAAGAATGTCAGCATTCTCGTGAACGGCCACAAGACCCTTGCCAGTGGAGCGTGGCGCCCATTCCAGCCACTGCTTGACGTAATGAACAGGCAGGAACAAAAGCGGCGGATCGAAAATCTCCTGAGTTCCAACATCGCAGATGTCTCCGATGCTGGCGCCAGCGATGTATTCGGGCTTTTTGGGTTGGACCTGAGGGCTCAGCGCCTGAAGGATCGTCAAACGAGGAATGATCAAATCGGTCGACTTGACATTCTCAAGGCCTGAACCGGCTTCAGCCTCGAAAACATCGAGGCTCGTGGCGAGGGCTGTGCTCTTGGGGGTGACGGTGGCGAGGGCCGGTTCGGTCTTTTCCGGCTCTTTCTTCACAGTTGGCGATTTGGCCATATTTACACTCCTTGCATGCTTGGGGTCCGACTACCGGAGATCCACTTTTGATGCGATTTGAAGCTTGCCTCGGATTTTTATAAAAAGCGCGCTGATTTTTGTAAAATTTTCGAAAAAATTTTCAGCCATTGAAATCATTGATGAATTTCTGAACATTTTTCGCCAAACTGATGAAAAAGTTGTTTTCTTTTCTGATGAATTGGCGCATAATGCCTTTGTTGGTTCGAGGGAACCTTCTAGATTGGAGACTGAAGATGAGCATCGAACTTAATTCGCTGGAACGCCGCACACGCGAGCTTTTCGAAAAAGCTGATAAGCCTTTCGGCGATATGCATCACATCATGCTTTCTAAAGTTTTTGCCACGATGTGGGTTCACTCTCTTTCAATAGATCGGATAATTAAGATCGCCAAGGCAATTTACGACATTGATGGTCCGATCGATTTTGATCCTGCGCTCAAAAGCCTCGTTAAACAGAAAATTCTGCGCACCAGAAAAGTGCAGAACGTCACCCTTTACGAAGTCAATTATTGAGGAGCTCCGAATGACTCGCATCAATCTCGTTCCGCCGGAAGAGCTCCACGACAAGCACCTGTTGGCCGAATACAGAGAACTGCCGCGCATCTTCCGACTGGCAAGGCGCGCGCCGGAGGCTCCTGAGGTTTACACGCTCGGGCGCGGGCATGTCATGTTTTTCTACGACAAGCTGGCATTCCTCGCGCAGCGTCAGCGCTCTCTGATCAATGAAATGATCCGAAGAGGTTTCCGGCCGCAATTCACAAATATCGATGAATTGCTGAATTCGTGTCCGGATGAATTTAAGGGCGATTACGTGCCGACGCCTGCCGCCCTCGCCCTCAACCGGGAGCGTATCCTCGCCCGTCAGCCTCAGGAGCGGAAATGACCACTGTCAATTGCATTCCTCTCGAAGAGTTGACCGATCGTCAGCTCAAAGCCGAATATTACGAAATCCAGCGGGTTTTCAAATGGGTCAACGCGAGCCTGAAAAACGGCAAGCCGATGAAAATTCCTGAGACCTACAGTTTCGGCCCCGGTCATGCGAAATTTTTCTACGACAAACTGCAATATTGTGCTGACAGGCTGATCGAAATAATCGACGAGCTGAAATTCAGAAAAATGCGCGTTCAACCGCTCGAACGATTGCCGACTGGCATCCCGAAAAGGTTTTTCGGCCGATGGCAACCGACGTCCGCCGATCAGGAGCTGAACCGCGAATGGCTGGCCCGGCGCGCAGCTCTCCAGCCGGAGAAGCCCAAAAGGCCAGTTTTGACTCCCCGAAACTGGGACTGATAAAAATAATTCGTCCTATTGGACGAATTTTGTTTTCTTTTTCTAAAAAATCAGGCATAACTCTTTTATCGGTCAACGGGACCGATCAGACAGGAGACACGAGATGAAGATTTACGCTTTCGACTTCAAAAACCTCACCATCACCGCTTATCCCACGGTCGCCGATGCTCAGGCTGCCGGCAACGGACGCACCCTCGCCGCGAATGCCGACGACCTTATGAAGGCGCTGGTTTCGGGAGATCAGATGGTCAATCTCTACAACAATTACGTCCCCGATTTCCCCATCAAGAAGTTCGAGACCAAGCTCAAGGGCGCCGAGCGCCTGATCCTTCTCGCTCAGTCGAAGGCGACTGAGGGGAAAACCGCCCCCAAGGAGGCTGAACCAGTGGCAAGCAAGACCAATCCTGAGTCTGTCAAGAAGTCCCCGACCAAGAAGGCCGAAGGCGAAGGCAAGCGCGGTCGCACTTCCGAATTCGTCGGCAAGCGCATTTTCCCTGTCGAAGGGCTGGAGGGCAATCCCCGGCGCGAGGGAACTGGCGGATACAATTCGATGAGCATCATCATCTCGGCCGGCAAGCGCGGCATCACTTTCGAGAATTTCATCGAGAAGGGCGGCCGCGCGGTCGATCTGCGCTGGGACCTCGCCCACGGCAGCGTCATCGTCGAGTGATGCAACAGCTTGGGGCTGGAATTTCCAGCCCCAGTCCGATGCATCATCCGCATCAAGATAGGAGATTCAAATGGAAGAGAAAATCGAAATCAAAAAGCGCCTTACCGGCGAGGTAATTTTTTCCGCCAGCATTGATTGCGAACCCGGCGCGCTGCCATCTGTTAAATTAGGTTTGGCCGTTAGGTTGGCGATTAAAAGCCGCGCGAACCTCGGCGGCGCGGACCTCAGCCGCGCGAACCTCAACGGCGCGGACCTCGGCGGCGCGGACCTCAGGGGCGCGGACCTCGGCGGCGCGAACCTCAGCAGCGCGAACCTCAGGGGCGCGTACCTCAGCGGCGCGGATCTCAGCCGCGCGAACCTCGGCGGCGCGGACCTCGGCGGCGCGAACCTCTACGGCGCGAACCTCTACGGCGCGAACCTCAGCCGCGCGTACCTCAGCCGCGCGAACCTCAGCGGCGCGGACCTCAGCGGCGCGAACCTCGGCGGCGCGAACCTCAGGGGCGCGGACCTCGGCGGCGCGGATCTCAGCCGCGCGAACCTCGGCGGCGCGGACCTCAGGGGCGCGAACCTCAGGGGCGCGTACCTCAGCGGCGCGTACCTCGTTGATGGCGGCCAAAGATCGGATGGCTATCGTTTTGTTGGATGGGTGAAAGATTCGATCCTTCAAATTCGCGCGGGTTGTCGCAATTTTTCAATTGATGAAGCGCGCGCGCATTGGCTTGCCACACGCGCGGGGACGCCGCTTGGCGATGAAACGATCTGTATTCTGGATCACATCGAAGCTGTTGCAAAGATTCGCAAACTTATCTGAAATAAATCGTCCTATAGATGATGTAATTTAAAATCCAAACAAAAAGGAACATAAAATGGCTCACGAAATCGAAACAATGGCCTACGCTAACGCAGTTCCGTGGCATGGTTTGGGCAACAAGGTCGATCCAAAAACGACCGTCGACGAAATGCTCGT